ATACAAACACCTACTAGTGGCTTGTTTTATAAGACTTTTTTCACAAATTAGATCCATTTATTCTTTATTTATGAAATTTTTTGGTGCTTTGCCAATACGTAAATTTAAAATACCGTTATAACTATTTTCTATTAAAAGAACATCTCTAGACATCTGTTCTTTGGCCTCAAAATAACTTAATTCCCATTTAGAATTGCAAAGTCTAAGAATAGTAAAAGAAAAATTTTCTTTACCAAATTTTTTAATGTCTTCTTGAAGGTCATTAGACGAACCTGAATATTCCTTCCAATCTGATTCCACATGATCGATTCGATTTCTAGTTTTACCTTTTAAAGGTTTTCTTTTAATTTTACGCAAACATTGTTTTTTGCCTATGTAAAATTTACCAGTTGTTTTATTTTTAATTTCATAAATGAAACCAAAAACATCATCACGCCAATTAATTGCCTCAGATAATATCCAGTGACCTAAATCCATTATTTTTTATTTTTTCTATTTTTCTTTTCTAAAGATGGTCTTTTTTGAATTTTTTTAAAAAGAGGTTTAGCTCTTCTATTGTCACCTGGATTGTAAATATTAGGTCCTGAAAATTGACTAGAAGTAGAAGAGCTATCCTGAGACACTAATGCTGAAGTTGGCCCTCCAGCAACATTTTCTTCTTCTAAAACCTGATTAATTAAATTTTCTAAATTCATTTGAAATTTTTTTGTTTGAGGTAATAATAAACTTATTTATGGAAAATAATAATGAACCGACTTACTCTTCTTTGTTTGAAAAATACGAACAAGAAATTAAAAAATACGTCACCGTTGATGAATTTAATATGAAGCAAATTCAAATGGATTTACCTTCATCAAGACATTATTGGGTGGGTCGTTTGATGTTTCACAAGCAAGAAATTATGAAGCTTAAAAAACTTCGCAAACAAGCTCAAGTGAAAATCACAGATAAAATGCAAGAAGAGTCTCCTGTAGGAATTACACATAAAACTGCTTCCATTGCTTCTGACAATCATCCGGTTATTTTAAAAATTGACGAACAAATAGTGGAAAATGAACTTTTAGTAGAATATCTTACAAAAATTGAATCAAATTTCAGGTCTATATCATATGATATTAAAAACCTTATTGAAATTATTCGATTAGAAACTACATGAGTAAGGTAACAATAGATTATGATTCAGGTAGAAAGAAAGGTATCCTTACAACAGAATACCTACCTATTATAAGAGAACATTTTTCTGTAGAAGATAAAGATCAAGCTTTCAAAAGAAGATTTTCTGTTGGTTATAGACCGCCAACGAGGAAATATGCAATTACACCTCAAGGTAGATTTGAAACCAGATTGTTATTTACAATCATAGATTTTTTAAAAGAACAAAATATACCATTTCAGTTAGAGATTACAGATAAATTTAAAGAAGCTATTAAGTCACCTTCTTTAGAAAAAGAATTAGTAAGACTCAATATTCCATTAAGAGATTACCAAGAGGAATCAATAATAGAAGCTTTGCATAACAAATCAGGCATTATTCTTTTACCTACCTCTGCAGGAAAGACCTTAGTCATCGCTACTCTTGTGACTTCTATTTTAAAACAACAAAATATAAAAACTCTTATATTGGTACCAAATATTCAACTAGTCACACAAACCCATTCTGATTTTATAGAATATGGTATCTCTGAGGATGATGTGACTATGTGGACAGGAAACCACACCCCCAATTTAAATGCTAAAATTTTTGTTTCTAATGTTCAAATTTTACAATCAGAAAAACAAGATCTGTCTTTATTAAAAGAAATAGGATTGTTAATTGTAGATGAAGTTCATGTTTGTAAAAGAAGTAATTTAATCAATAAAATTTTAGATCAAATTCCAGCCTCCTATCGATTCGGGTTTACAGGCACTTTACCAGATAATAATTTAGATCAATGGAATATTTTTGGTAAATTTGGAAAAATTATTTACAAAAAGAAATCATATGATTTAAGAGAACAAAATTATATCACCCAAGTAGTAGTAGCCGTTTTAAAATTGTTTTATAATAATCTTCCAAAGTTTTCTCCGAAATCCGCTTTGAATCCCGTTCAAGCATATGAAGAGGAAATTCAATTTTTACAAACTAATACATTTCGTAATTCTATTATAACAAAATTAGTAAATAAGGTAGATAAAAATACACTCATTTTAGTTGACCGCATCATTCACGGAGAAGAACTTTTAAGAATACTACAAAATACTACCTCGAAACAAATTTACTTTGTTCATGGTAATGTTGAAATAGAAGAAAGAGAAAAGATTCGTAGTATGATGGAACAACAAGATAATGTGGTTTGCATAGCGATCTCTAAAATATTTTCGACAGGCATTAACATTAAAAACCTTCATAATATTATTTTTGCAGCCATCGGAAAAGCTAAAATAAAAATTATTCAATCTATAGGTAGAACTTTGAGAAAGCATTCATCTAAAAAAAGAGCGACTATATTTGACATCTGGGACAATTTAAAATACGGCAACAATCATATCACTGAAAGATTGTCCTTATATGATGGGGAAAAAATACCATATACAATAACCGAAATAAAAGAACGTTGATTAAAATTAAACTCACAATATAATCAAAACAATTTTATATGGCAAGAAAAAAGAAACAAGATGATGATTTAGAAGATTTTGATATTTCTTCTATTTTAGACCAGAAACCCAAAAAAAGAATTCGTCGAACAAAAGAAGAATTAAAACCAAATTATGTCAATCCCAAAGAGATGGAAGATTTGATAAAATCTTACTATGACACTGGGTTTCTTGATCCTAATTTAGCTGATATGGTACAAAAAATTGCTACAAGATTAGGTTATGCACATAACTTTTTAAGATATAGTTATAAAGAAGAAATGATAGGTGATGCTATTATTAAAATGATTACGGCTCTTACTAGAAAGCGTTTTAAATGTGATTCTGGATATAATCCATTTTCATATTTTACAAAAGTAGCTTACCGTGCATTTCAAAATAGAATTAAAAAGGAAAAGAAAGAACACGAAACACTTCATCGATATCAAGACGAAGTTTATTGCGTTTTAACGGAATCCGGAAGTATTCCACATCAAAAAAACAGTAAACAGGAACGATATAATGATAGCAATTCTCCTTTTATGCCTTATAATTGATATTAATGATTGAAGATTTTTTTGACGCTAAAAAAATAGCTATTTTTACAGACATTCATATTGGTGTTCATAGAGATTCTCCAGTATGGCATCAAATTGCTTTGGATTGGGCAGATTGGTTTGTAAAACAGGTTAAAGACAAAAACATTCAAAATGTTTTATTTTGTGGTGATTTTTTTCATAACCGTTCTTCTGTAGATTTAACGACACTACAAACAGGTGCAAAAATAATTGAAAAATTAAAAGATTTTAATCTTCTCATGATAGCTGGTAATCATGATAGTTATTATAAAAATAATGCCTCCGTTAATTCTTTATCTCCTTTTAGAGGTAAAAAAAATATTTTTGTAGTAGATGAAACTCCTCTCAATATTGTTTCTGGCAATAATTTAAAAATTTGTTTGTGTCCTTGGGGAACAGATATATCTAATATTCCAAACTGTGATTTATTGGTCGGTCATTTTGAAATTGTCAATTTTAAAATGAATCATCACAAAGTTTGTGATCATGGATTAGATTCTAATAATCTTTTAGATAAAGCAAAGTTAGTTATTTCAGGCCATTTTCATTTAAGAGAGCATAGAAAATATTCTAACGGTAAAAGTATTCTTTATTTAGGTTCACCATATGAAATGGATTTCGGTGAAAGAGGCCAAACAAAAGGTGTCTATTTTTTAGACACACAAACTTTAGAAGTGGATTTTTTAGAAAATTCATTAACACCTAAACACATTAAAATTAAAGTTTCTGATCTTTTATCTGGTAATATTAAACCAGAACAATTACCTTCTTTATTGAGTAATAATTTTATTGCTGTTGATGTCGACAAAAAAATGGATACTCAAACACTAGATTTGATTATTTCCAAATTCGCACAACATCAACCTAAACATGTAAGAACAGATTTTAATATTTTTGAACAAATGCAATTGTCAGCAACTGAAACAGAAGAATTCAGTTTTGACATCGATCAGGCTTTACATGAATTTGTCGATTTGTTAGAAACAAAAGTATCAAAAAAAGAAATTCTAGATAAATGTTTAGAATTTTATAAAATTTCAATTACACCAAATGAGTAAAAATAATTTCGGAGTAGCTATTATTACGTGTGATAGGGTGGGTTATGTTAATAATCTTTTGAATTGTTTACCCTCATCTGAAATACTATCTTTAGTTATTAATGATGGTGAATCTGACTTATCTGGTGTAAACAAACCACATCATTCTAGAAAAACAGATAAACCAAGAAGTGGAGTTGGTAAAGCAAAAAATATGGCTTTAAAACAACTCATGGATATTGGATATGATTATTTGTTTCTTTTAGAAGACGACATTCTTATTAAAGATACAGAGGTATTTCAAAAATATATTGAAGCTTCTAAATTATCAGGTATTCAACATTTTAATTTTGCTTTTCATGGTACTGATAATTATAGATCAGACGGTTCTCCTGCAGTTAATTTAAAGGTAGAATATTCAAAAGATTGTG